ATGGTGTTGGTGTAATCAAAGCAGATACATTTGAAAGCTTGAAATCTATCATCCAATTGCTACTAGCAAATGGTACGGAACTCATGCTACAAGAATTCATCGATCATAAGGAATCAGGCCGTTTGATGACTCTTGGAAATCAAGTCATTGCTGGCATGATGCGTACTATCCCAGAAGGTGATTTCCGTTCTAACCTTTCTCAAGGTGCAAAACTGAAGCCGTATGAAGCGACAGAAGACGAAAAGGCGATGGCTATCAAGGTTTCACAAGCACTAGGCTGCAAGATTAGTGCAATTGACTACGTCATTTCGCCTGAAGGTGAGATGGTAATTTTCGAAGCTAATAGCTCACCAGGCTTCAAAGGCATTCAAAGTGTCAATGAATCTATCAATATTGCCGAGGAAGTGTTGAAGTTCATTATGGCTCAGCTTGGTCACCAGGCGGCGCCAGGGAACGTAGAACCTCGGGATGTAGTTACACCACCAGTAGAGACTACTGAAGTCCCTAGCGGCGAACAGGCTGCATCAGGCAATTCTTCTGAAGACATCAAGACGATTGAACCAGCAGATGAGACTGATGATGAAGAAGATGAGGAAGAGCATTCCGAACCAGAAGATACTGTCGGTCTGGATGAAAAGATCATCATTAAGCGTATTCAAGACGATAAGCCGTTCAACGCTAAGGTTGATACTGGTGCCGATCTTTGTAGCCTTGGTGCGTCAAATATTGAGATCGGAGAAGGATTCGTCCGATTCAAAATCGACGATGTGACCTATAAGGTCCCTCTCGAAAAGAAGGTAAAAGTGATGTCGGCCAATGGCGAAGAAAGCCGACCGGTTGTTAAGTTCAACGTCGAGTTCAATGGGAAATCCTATAATGGTGTTGACTTCAATATTGCATCAAGAGAAGGAATGAAGTACCAAGTAATCATTGGCAAGAATTTGCTAGGCGATGCTAATGTCATGGTAAATCCACAAGAATAAGGATAAACAGATGTATACCCCAAACAACATTCGTTTCCGTATTGTGTCGAGCAATGCAATTGCTCAATACAAGATGGACCAAGCATTCGACTTCAATGAGCTGGTCAACAATCCTGACTACACGTTCTCCCAGGAGAGCCGTGAGACTCTGCTGTTGAACTACGAACTGTGGTTTAGGTTTATCATACGTCTAGAGCGCATCCTTATCAGGAACGAAAATGCAACCGTTGCAATTGGCACTTTAGGAGAACACTTCTCATTGTTAGCTAGAGACATAGCCGCCGAAATCGAAGAGGTGATACAGAGTCACCCAGCACTGTTTATGTCTCATTCAAAAATGCTCGTTAAACGAGCATTTGATCCTTTCCTTAAATGGATTTTCCATACTTTGAAAAGTGCTAAAGACGACAACATGTACGTCGCGTTTCCTAAAATCGTGACAACTATTTCTTCTGCGTTGCATAACATGCTTTTCATCCTACAAGAAATGGAAGATCTAAAAACATGCAGTGCAGCAGAAGGCATCCATGATGAATGTCCTCATTTCCTCTCGTACACTAATGAGTCGATCATCGTGAAGAAAGAGCTCGACATTTGCCCTACGTTCTTAAGAGCGCAATTGTACAAGAGTGAATTTGGTGTGGATGGATTCTACGTTAAGAATTACACTGACCAAGAAATCCTAAAAGCCTGTGGAGACTGCGTCAACAGAGCATACTGTGAAGATGGATTGAAGGTCATCGGTATCGTCACCTACGAAGATCCATTAGATGCGCAACACGAGCACCAAGGTTGAACCTATATTAAAGAACAAAAGACCAAATTTGATAAATAACTCGGTGGGCATATCCACTATCCACAACAATTGCTAAGATTCTCTGAGGGGATAATGGAAGCTATAATCAAGATTATTGAAGAATTGGTCAATTCCGGTAAGGTGAATGGATTCTTCTTGACTGCGATGTTTGCTATGGCGGGTGTTGGCGTAGCAGTGTTTTACGTTGGCAAGTTTATTTTCTACGTACAGAATCACTTTAATAATAAAGAAGAAACTCAATCTAAGGAACTGACCGACGAATTGAAGGCGACTTTGCAAAAAGACCATCAATACCTTTTGAAGCTTCTTGAAGACATCGATGACCGTTTGAAGACAATCGAAGCAAAAGGCGAACACGGCCTAGCATTAGGAAAAGAACTTGAAAATGAACTGTCTCGTCTTAAGGACCTGATGGAAGATGTAAAAACAGTTCAAACAGCAAATGATAAAGCTATTGACGGTGTTGAGCGAGACATTGACTCACTAGTGACCGACTCGAAAGAACAATATGCAGAAATCACTCGCCAAGTACAATCCTTGCAAAAGGACTTGGCATCTCTACACGGCACTATCATCGGACTGAACACGCAGCGTTCCCGTTTGAAGTAATCAAAGTTTTAGACTAGGCAAAAGGTGGTTTTTCCACCTTTTGCCGCTTCTATAAATAGAAGAAACACCCATCATAAGAAATAAGGAATTCAGATGTCTAACGTCAAATCACCTTTTTATGTGTATGCGTATTTAGACCCAAGAAAGCCAGGGAAATAAAAATGACTACATCAAATAAAATTCGTTCTCCTTTTCTGGTTTACCAAGAATTCATCTCGCCGAAGATGTGTCAAGAAATCATTGACAAGGTGTCCATCAAAAAACCGGATGTGGGCCAAGATGGGTATCCAGTAAAAATGGAACGTTTCCACGAAGAAGCTCAAGTGATGATCTTCGAGCGTTTCAAAGAACTCATTCCGCAAATCGAAGCTCATTACGGCCTCAAATACAAAGGCACCGAGAACTTGGTCTTCCAACAGTTCCCAGAAGGAATGAAGGGTCTAGCTGAAAATCCACACTGCGAAAACTCGCAGTTCCTTCGTAAGAAATGGGTGAAGGTTCATCCACGAGACATCACTGGCATTTTGTGGCTCAAAGACTATCAAGACACGGTACCTCTAGATCCTCGTATCGAAGTGTACGGCGGTAAGTTAGAATTCCCAGCATACAACTTCAGCCTTCAACCACAGCGCGGAACATTGATGCTCTATCCAGCAGGGCCTCACTTCATCACTGCTACTTCGCCTGTCCTAGTTGGCGGCTTGAACTGTGTAAGGTTCCATATTGCCGCTGAAGGAGTTTGGCTGTACCAACCAAGTGACTTTAGAGGTCAATGGCACGAATGGTTCCAAGAGTACATGTAACAAAAAGCCGCTCAATTGAGCGGCTTTTTTCATTCAGTTTTCGTATCCGAAGTTGTCATCTTCTGGATCATAGTCCTCATCAGCTTCATCAATCTCTGCGATTTCATCGACGTTGTCTTCGATATACTGCTCAATCTCATTAAGCAGATTTGCAGCACGTTCCCACATATCTGCTAGGTCATGATCTGCAATTCGATCAGCAGACAAATAGCTTTGAATCGCATAACCCAAGCCTTCAGATTCAATTACTTCGCCAACTTGGGCAACAGTCAGTTTCTTTTTTCTAAGAGCCATTTTATTTTCCTTATGACACAGTATTTGTATTGACATATGTATTATATCTTAGCGGTGTGAAATTCCACTATACTGAATCTACAAAACTTCTGAGTCTGTCGATACGAGATTTCCACCCTTTCAAGTATTTGCCGTATTTTCCAGGATTCGAAGCAACCAATCGATCATAAGAGTTTGAACGCGCATTCAAGTACTTCATACACGCTTCTTTTGCTTCATCTTTAGTTGTTGGAGAACCTGCAGTGGCCAAAAACTTCTTCGCTTGTCCGGGGCCATTATTCACGCACGCGTCGAAGTGCATGATGCACAAAGGATAAGTCAAAGAACCACAGTTGTTTGCGTTCCAATATTTCGATTGATAAATCGACTTTGCTTGTTCAAGAGTCAGACCAGTAATGTTCGTTCCTGGGTTAGCATTCTTAGACACACCAAATTTAGTTTCGCCGCCAGTATCAGTTACATATCCGCATTTTCTTCGTTGCGGATAGTTGCCAATCAACCCAGCTTGAGTCTCAGGATCTGATGATTTAAACCAAGGCCCCACTTCTTGTTTTAACATGAGTTCCATACCATCAGAAAAACAATCATCGGAAGGATCTGGGTTTGTGTTGTACTCGGCAATTGGATTTGGTGATGGTCCTGGATTTCCTTGCTCGTCTTGATAACCAGAGCACTTATTGTCAGCATTGGCTGGAGTCAAACCGACTTTATCACCATTATTCACGGTCTGAGTATTAGCAGGCGAAGCTTTACCAGGATCTAGATCTGCGCCGGAGTCTAATGCTTGTCTAGCTGAACCATCATCAATCTTCATTTCGCCGCCGATGTATGCCAATGGGTCATACACCGCGGCTCCTTGATTTGTTCCTGAGCCTGATGCAAAATCTGGGCTACGAATTTCAAAATGGAGATGGGCACCAGAAGAATGACCGACATTACCTTCTACACCGATCAAATCACCAGCAGAAACCTTCTGACCTACACCAACGTACACTTTAGACAAGTGGGCATAAACAGTGATAGCAACTTTCTTGCCTGAGGCAGTTGAATGTCCGATATACACAACGTTGCCATATCCTTGCGCAGAACCATCACTTACAGCCCTTATAACCTCACCAGAGGCCGCAGCACGTATGTTGCCAAGAGAACCACCACTATAAGCTAAATCGATCCCCTTGTGTGGCTTGCCGCGTTTAGGATCGTTCCAAATCTTAGTTCCATCTACACTCGCAGTGCAACGAGAGGTAACAATTGAGCCAGGCATAGGATGGATAAATTTGATAGTTTCTTCTTCACTAAACTTCTTCGCCACCAAGGAATAGGAGCTTGAGTCTGTAGAACCATCAGAAAAGTTTGCGGTCACAGTGAGTGAATACTTGCCTTCTAACGTTATGGTGCCAGAGAACTTACCAGATGCAGTGTCGAATGAAACGCCTGGTGGGAGAGGTGTAGCAGACCAGCTCGTGACTGATGGCGAACCAGGAGTTGCTTCCATTTTAGTAGTCACACTGAGATCACTTTGCACCGGAATCGATACATTAGCGATTTTGCCTTTTTCTGGCGGACCACCGGTCAGATCAACTTCTGCATTGCCGGCACGAGCGAGATAACCTTCAGGACATTCATTAGGTTGTTTGTAAGTAGGAGAACGGTAATTGTCCTCTCTTGGTTTCCAAGGATCACCTGGAGCCACTTTTGCGCCTTTACCACTGCAGCTCATTTGTCACTTCTTCTCTTCGTTAGCTTGTTCGTCTTTCGCAAGATTCTCATCTTGAATCTGTTTGATCTTGATAAGCTTAGTCTCGAGATCTTTCATTCGCTTTTCAGTATTTGTCACCCAGATAGCTACATCTTTTTGTGTGGCATTTTTCACATCAATAGAAGGAGCTTGTTCCGGAATGGTCAAATGCTCATCAGGAATCTCTCTAGTGATGTAGTGATCTTTAACAACGATTGGCGGGACGCCTGGTTCCTGTGGGCCTAAAGTGCTACAGGCACTTAGCATAAGAGCTAAGGATAGGATCGAAAGTCGTTTCATTTTTCACCTCTCTCTTTTTGGATTTCATCAATAGTCTGTGCTAGAACTGGTGCAACCGGACCGTCAGCTTCTTTTGGCAAACTGTTGATCTTACTGATTAGATCGCCATAGTTTTTAGTGTTCTGCAATAGTGAGGCATTCAAGTCCTGAACTTGTCTTGTTCTGGCCTTAGCATCTTCTTGCATTTGGCGAATCACTTCTTGATTACCGGTATTGATTTGCACTACTGAGTCTAGCTGTGTCTGCAACTTATTCTTGTCTTCGATTGCTTGGGCTTCGGCTTTCTGTGCTACAGTTGTCTGGGTTTCTAGATCTTTAATGTGGTGATCAACCTTCCAAACGCCATATAGTGCTACAACTAATGCAACAAGAAAAATAGCGGCTTTAGGGTTTGTCTTGACTAGATCGCCAAACATTCTGAATGGAGTGCCGATGAACTTCCAGATGATTGAAAGTACTGATAGGAATGGCATATGATACCTCTTGTGATTTCAACAGGTATTTATGCGAAAAAAGGGTCGCATTGCGACCCTTTGATTCATTGCTTAAAGCTTACTTAGATGAATCGTCATTGTTGAAGCCTGAGTCAATAGCAAAGCCGGTTGTCAAGCCCGCGTAGATCACGTTCCAAACTGTCATTTGATTTGTAATCATGCCAGTGTTCAAAGCACTAAACATAGCAAATGAGAATGCACCGATTGTGTACATTGAAGCTTGCGGGTTGTTGTGTGTGAACCAGCTGACGAGTGTGGCATTAGTTTCACCCTTTATCTTCTTTTTGAAGAAGTGAGAAACCATGCCGGCAAAACCGGCGGCGATGAACACTAGACCATTCACGTCGCTTGTTGGGATTAGACTGCCCATTTTTGTTCTCCTTAGAACGAAGTTACTGTGGCTGGAGTTGGCGATGCGATACCAGACACGTTTACTGTTGCCTTCTTGAAACCGAACTGAGCATTGGTGCCAGAAGCAACAGAGTCACTGAACGCGTTAGTGTGACCATCTGTCAGTGTTACACGCAAGTTGATCACAGAACCTTTTGCCCCGTTAGAGCCAGTGATAGTTTGTGCCAAGGCTTCAACCATCACACCATTAGCAGTATAGCTACCAGTACCAATGTTTGCACCATTAAAGATTGTTTGATACGCGGTTGTCAAC